GACGCATCGACCATAAGACCCCGAAGGGGGTCTGATGGTACCGATCGGCGCCGGCCCAAAGGCCGGTAAATCGCCCAGAACGGCCGGGTTAGGGCGATTAATAAAAATGTTTTTTAATGGTTGTTTACAACAGCCATTAAAAAACAACTTTTCCGTGTTGATCTCGGTAAATAATCAATATCTGGTGGGTGTCGGGTCTATTAATCTTCTTCGATGAGATCTTGTATATGTTGCGGGAGGTCTTCGCGTTTGATGATAGTGGTTATTTTGTGTTCGTTTAGAGCTCTTTCATCCCAATTTGCCATGAAATTGAATTTAAGTAGTGATTCGACTAAAGAGCGACCAGTTTCCAACGTTTTTTCTTCAGTGTCTGAATTAAAACCAAATTCGACCAGACAACAAGTGTCTTCTTGAAGAGTAGTCAAGATGTCGTTTAAATTGTTTGTATATGAGAAAATCCAGCCAAACTCTACTTTGTCTGTATATATTTGCTTGAATTTGTCCCGGTCTGCAAAATATATGACATCGACCTCCGTATTGTTCGTCACATATGTATCGGTGTCGACGAAAAGGAGTACTCCCTTATCGTACAAATCTTTGAAAACAGATTGTAGCATTTTATTACAAACGTTATTCAACGCTACACTCGCCGAAGGCGAGTCTAACGCCGTTTATTAACAAACGGTACCCTACACCTAAATCGCCCTAACCCGGCCTGGCCGGTTCCGGGCGATGTGTAAAAATGATTAAAAATGAAATTCCTATATTTCATAAATATAGGATAACAAAAAATGGATGCATATCTTAAAAGACAAAAACTTCGAGACGAGTTAATTGTTCCACCTGTTATGCTGGACACAAACATATTCGGCAACTTAGCGACACTGATGGCGGACAAGTGGCGCTCCTCTCCGTATAACGGAAAACGACTTTTTAACGTGCTTGTAACGAAAGTTTTGGATACCCGGATTACTTTGTCGGGCCAGATAGTATTCCACATCCAATGTACCGCTGACGTGTACATTCCACAAGTAGGGCAAGTCTTTGTAGGAGTGGTCGAAAGCGGAAACATTCAAGAACATCGTTGGGTGACGGTGTCATTCGAGAAAGAGGAGATGGCCATTTTTTTAACCCCCGAATCAATCGCAAAAAATGGTCAAAAAGTGAAAATTCAAATATCGGTTTGCAACAGTCTCAACAATTTATGCTTTGGACATATTTTAACAAAATAAATTACTCACAAGTTTTAATGGATCAAAATCCATTAAAACTGACCTCAAAGACCGCTTTTACCACCGATGTCTTCTCTCGTCTATCCTTCCTTAGTGACCCCCGAAGGGGGTCGTCCAAATGTACAAAGTCGCTCGGAGAGCACTCCAACGGGTCGCACTTCCATCCGTGGCCAACCTGACGTACGTGACCTCGCTCGGTGGTGGCACGATTGGTCTCAAGTGGTTATAACTCGCTTATTTAAAGGTATCCTATATCTTTAAGTTTATTATATAAAAAGGGTCCGATATCATGTATTTTGATGGTGAATGGTACTTCAAGGAGATAAACGTTGTTTTCCTTGCACAAGCGTCGTTTGATTTCGTCTCTGTATTTTTGGTTTGTTGAGGCGTCGATGTTGCGATGAAAGAAAGAGTTGTAGGAGTAGTGTTGTTGTCCGTTATACTCGACCCCTAGTCGCAGATTTGGATTGAAACAGTCGATTTCGAGATTGTTGCCGGTAACGGGGTTTTTCAGAAAGTCAGGACGTGCCTTTGGAAATGGTGCTTGGAACACGGTTTCCAAAAACTTTCGACACTCGACCTCTCCTTTGGACTCTGACGAAGATGGACTTTTTTCTGTCGGACCATCCTTCAGATGTCTGTACACATTCTTTAGACTCAGGTTTCGACCCCATTTACCTTTTTGCCTAGACATTTTCCGATGCACCAATACCAAAACCAACAGACCAAAACACGCTGCTATCATTGCATGCAGGTACCAAACATCATCGCGAAACCACTCTTCTAAACTACGTCTCGTTCTCGGCTTACTTTCACCCCTCGCCTTTGAGGGTAAAGAACCCGATCTTCGATCCGGCAATGCGGTGCGGTCTAGTGGGGGTTGTGAGCGCGTTTGCAAATGTGACATTTATTTTCTTTGTTTCGCGCCTTCACACTACCGGAGTGCGATTTAGCCTCAAACCCCGAAGGGGGTTTGAGGGTACCGGAGTGCGATTTAGCCTCAACCCCCGAAGGGGGTTTGAGGGTACCGGAGTGCTTTCGCACTCCGGCGGCGGCCCAAAGGCCGGTAAATCGCCCAGAACGGCCGGGTTAGGGCTTAGCCTCAACCACCGAAGGGGGTTTGAGGCTACCGGAGTGCTTTCGCACTCCGGTATTCGAGAGCACCGTCGCTTGAACCGTATTGCTTACTTTTACTTTACAATAAATGGCTTCTTACCTGATTTTCGAGTCTTTATTTAAAAGAACCAACAATACACCATTTTTAAACAAACAAGACAAAAGATGGCTTGTTGAAACCATTAACAATATGAATGTTGAAGGGAAGGAAAAAATGTATTCGTTGCTCGTAATTTACAACAAACAACACCCGCAATACGCTTATGATCCGAAAGAACCGTATTACGACATAGAAAAGGTGTCTCCAAGTTTGCAGAAGATATGGTACGAGTTTGCTAAGATGCATGTGAAGCTATCAAATGAGAATCGATCGGCGGCCTCGTCGCGCGCGAACCGGGTCATGAACAACCCGGGTACAGAGGCTAGTGAGTTCGGGGATGGCATCCTTTGGCGAAGATAAAGGGTGCACATCCCATTCGAGGGTGTAGACTCCCATACTCCACTTAAGCTCCGCTCTTTGATTCGAAGAATGCTCCACTTAAGCTCCGCACTTCTTCTTCTTCGAAGAATTCTCCACTTAAGCTCCGCTCTTTGATTCGAAGAATGCTCCACTTAAGCTCCGCACTTCTTCGAAGAATGCTCCACTTAAGCTCCGCACTTCTTCTTCTTCGAAGAATGCTCCACTTAAGCTCCGCTCTTTGATTCGAAGAATGCTCCACTTAAGCTCCGCTCTTTGATTCGAAGAATGCTCCACTTAAGCTCCGCTCTTTGATTCGAAGAATGCTCCACTTAAGCTCCGCACTTCTTGAGCGGTTGGGTGTAGTAAATAAATGACCAAGTTACAATTTGAATTCGTTTCTACTCACCGCAACCGAAACATGTGGCCAAACCCATGTCTGTTCGAAGTACCATGGTCCGGAAATGGTCAAAGCGTCGGACTCAACGCTTTCGATCCTCTGAGCCTTCAGGCTCCAATAGTCACTTTCTCTGGACAACCCATACTCATCAACTCCACGGTCGTTAGCCAAACGACCGGCAGCATCGTCGTGTCCGCCCCCGCAAACTCCTTTTCCTGGGTGCAAGACTACTATCGTGGCGCCGAACTCAGCTTCCCACCCTCCGGTCGCATCAACTCCAGCCGATTCCTCTCCCAGAGCGGAGGTCTCGACTACATGCAACTCAACGTCGACAGCGACGCCATACAACCACATGTTAACGATCCCGTTACAGTACAAGTCACACCCGTTCCCAACACTCTCTTTGTACCCTCTGGCTCTGACGTATCAAACGCCTATGTCGGATATTACCTCTACAACGATCATCGAGGACAATTCGTTACAATAACGGATTATGATGCTATTTTCCATAAATTGATTGTAATAATTCCTGTTGGATGGTTACCGTCTGATCAGTACAGTATTCGATCACAGTTGCCGAAGGTGGGTCATTTTCCATTGGCAGCGCCTTCGACAACGTACACCCTTAATTTGAACGGTATAGCAGTGGAACCCAGTTTGGGAGACTTTATTCGCGTCGTGTCCACAAATGAGATTGTGAAGGTTGTAGGTTTTGACGTGACAACGCATATAGCAACAGTGGCTCCTCTTTTGGATGCACCTTTGGCTTTTGGGGAGATGGTAGAATTATTATCGCAAACGTCAGACAATTACAAGACGCTAAGCTACAACGGCACAAGTGTGGGACAGCACGAACAAGTCTCGTATGACGCGAGTCTTGTTTCCGGCACTGTTCCCAATGTACCTATTCTAAACGGGACTGGTGGTTTTCCTAGCGACTATCCATTTCTTTACGTCGAGCTGTACGACACTAACAATCCTGCTCAAACTACTCTCTTCTCTAATAATCACTCTAATAAAAGTTACTTTAAAGTTACGACACCTACAGGACAATTAATCAACCGATATGAAAAATTTACTAAATTCACCGGTGACTTAAGTCACAAGACAATACGTTTTCGTCCAACCAGCAATTTTCGAATTGCTTGGAAATTACCATCTGGAGAAACTTTACGATTTGCTATCGCTGACACACAATCACCTTATCCACCTAACGAAATGTTACAAACATCCGCCTTATTCAATCTCCAACGACATTGAAGCGTAAGCGGAACATAAAAAACATAGTACAATTATACATCATTACAACAATTATTACATTACAACAATTATTACAACCTTTAATGGGTTTTTTAGTCCATTAAAGTTATTTACGTATGAGAATAAAAGTTTTGTAAAGCATCTTTGTTGTCGATAACGTGGAATTAAGAGCACGCACGCGAAAGTGTGGCAAATTCGTTAAATCGGACACGAAGATTGTCGTTGATTTTGGAACGCGCCCACTCGGTCGTCTATATTTACCTCTGAGCGTGATGAAGGATTGTCGTTGATTTTGGAACGCGCCCACTCGGTCGTCTATATTTACTTAACTTCAACCCACATACTCTCTGAGCGTGATGAAGGATCGGCGGTACCTTCACCCCGGTGAGGCTAAACCGGCCGGAGGTCGGGTATACATTGTCAAATAAAAAATGCGCATTTTCGCAGATAATAAATGTACTACAGAGACCAATACGGCAACGTCGTTGAATACTCCCCCGAAGGTATGGGTTCCTACTCCAACTCCATTCATCCTGGAGGTGTTGGATATCATCCGCTAACAAGAGAGGATTTCAGTTTCAATGACATCACATCGTGGTTTGAAAAATATAAAATGTGGCTAATGTATGGCTTGGCGATCATCGCGGTCTTGCTTGTTGTGATGTGGATGTGGAACAAAAATAAAAAGAAATCCGTCGCAAGCGTCTTTTATTAATCAATTGACCTTTCCCGAAGAAGGAGCATCTTTCGAAGAAGTGCGACCAAAGGGAGCACACTCGCCGAAGGCGAGTCTAAACCGGCCGAAGGCCGGTGTACGCGTTTTAAACCTTTAATGGTCATAAACCATTAAAACCTAATACTTGTATCTCCAATTGGGATTGACAGACTCCCCAATCCTCTTCACAACATCCCACAACGGACGCTTCCTCTTCGTAATGTCCACCTCCGGGTGACGCTCTTTCAAAAAACCCTCGAACACACTCCGCTTGACTGTGTCGTTGTCCGGACTGAACTCCTCCAGCGCGGATCGGATCGCATCTATCGTCTCGCGATTGAAGATGGTCAGCTCTATTTCCTCCTCCCCAACCCTTTGATAAGACACCTTAATCTTCTCCAACCTCACCGGAGTTGCTGCCACAGGCGCCTTGTTCATCGTGTCCTCAACTATCTGAGCTCTGTATGTGTTGACGAATTCGAGGAACTCGGAGTTGTGATCGATCACCGCGTCGACGCATTTGATCAACCACTCGTAATTGATGATAAACAGTTCTTTGCACGCATTCTCCCTGAACCCTCCCAAACACGATTGAAGCATCTGCTCCACCGCTCTGTAACTCACCACTTTGCGCACGTACACGAAAAAGTGGCTGTCGGAGTCGGACTTGCCGCTGTTGTACTGAGAGAGACGTGACCTAAGAAGCTCAAACGTGGCGCAACCGCCGGGCTTGTATTTGTTCTCCCGCGCATATGCGGTGGTCGTCGCGATGTAGACGTACTCGGTTGGTTCGACGACCTTGGTCGCTTGGTTGAAAGCGAGAGCTCTTTGCAACGTGGCCTTTGCTTCCTGCTCGATCCGATGTTTCAGCAGACGCTCTTTTTCAACCTTTCTTTCGGCATCCTCTCGTGCTTTTTCCGCATCCTCTCGTGCTTTTTCCGCATCTTCTAACTCTTGTCTAAGCTCTTCTTGTTCTCTCTTGAGCTCCTCCTCCGACCGTTCCTTTATCGCAAGCTGGTCATCTTTGATCGCAAGCTGGTCATCTTTGATCGCAA